CCTTTATGTTCTTCACCTTCTCCATACACGTTAAAGTATCTAAACCCTTGCACTTGTTCAAACCTATCCATATTATCTAAGACCCAGTAATCCACAGTTGCTTTTGATAGTGCATAGAAGTTTAATGGATTAATAGTCTTTTTCAAATATCCATATTCACTATGAATCTTACCGTACACAGATGCAGATGAGGCATATTTGACTGGGATAGAATATTCTATTGCCTTTTCAAATAGTGCAATAGAGAACTCTACATTATACTTGTGAATTTTATTTACATCCGTTTCTGTAGTACTGGATATTGCTCCTTGATGTAAGATGTAGTCTACAGTATCCCATTTATCATACTGATCTAAAAAATCAAAGGCATGAGATTGTTCTACTCGATATAAGTTATCACTTCCAATTCTCTTTGCAAATGCTTTACCTATAAAACCATTTGATCCTGTAAGAATAATATTATGCATTATGAAAAAAAGTGTAGTGGTATGAAAAATGTTTGAACTAGTCTGTAGATATCATCTTCAAAATATCCTGGCTTGTCATATGCACCATGAAGAATTTTATCAGGATACATAATCATTCTATTATATTTCATTTCTGCTAAGTGTATTAGATCCCAAGGGCCTATACTATCATCAACAAAATCTTCTCTCCAGACACCACTCTGTAATGGATTAACTTGTTGTCCTTTATATGTATAAAACCCAGTGCCACCTTTACATTCTTTAGGTTTGTTAAGATATATTAGACCAGCCCATCCTCTACCTTTAGTTTCTGGTGGATAGTCTACATGAGGTATCTTAACTCTATCTTTTGACTGGGTTACGTTGACAGAAAAAGGAATATTGAGACATGCTTGGTCAAATTGTGGGTCTTCTTTCATTGTCAATCCATACACATTCTTCGCAATTTGTTTGAATACATCGTGCATATGATCTAGATTCATATTCATATCTACTCTAAGACCAGGCACTCCTCCACATATTCTAGGATTGTTTGTAGGCGGACATCTGAGTGCTAGATTCCTTACCTTGTCTGGGTTTTTATAGAAGTTATCAACATAAACTATGGGAGTTTCTTCCCATCCCATAAGTTCTACTCTTGCTCCTAATTCATCATTAATTGCAAATGTTTCTTCTTCATTAATAAAATACTTTTTCATATAACTAAATACTTCGGAGACTTATGTGTAAAGGGAATGGCAAAACCTAGTAGTAAAGATGATTTAAAAGAATATGCTCTCAGGAAACTCGGAAAGCCCGTTCTAGAAATCAATGTGGATGACGATCAAATTGATGATCTCATTGACGATGCCATTCAATTGTTTCATGAAAGACATGGTGAAGGAATTGATAGAGTATTCTTGAAACATCAATTCACTGAGGCTGAGAAAGAAGCTATGAAAGGCACTATGGCCACAACTACTGCTACTAGTACAGCAGGCGGTCTTTCTTCAGTAGACTATACAGAGACTGCAAAGTATTTACCTCTACCAGATACCATTATAGGGGTTAATAAAGTATTTAAAATGGACTCATCAACCATATCGGCTGGTATGTTCAATCTAAAATATCAAATCTTCCTTAATGATTTATACTACTACGGCGCAATTGATTTACTTAATTATGCTATGACAAAATCATATTTGGAAACTCTTGATTATATGCTCAATCCTGATGTTCAGATAAGATTCAATAAGAAGAATAGTAGACTATACATGGATATTAACATAAATGAACTTACTAATGATCACTTTATAATCATAGATTGTTTTAGAATTGTTGATCCTCAAGGCGAGAACGCTGTTTATAATGATCACTGGCTTAAACAGTATACCACATCTTTAATAAAAAGACAATGGGGACAGAACCTCATTAAGTTTACTGGTGTAAAATTACCTGGCGGACTAGAACTTAATGGTAGACAAATATATGACGATGCTGTCATGGAGTTAGAGAAACTTGATGAGAAGTTGATGCAAGAATACGCAATGCCACCACTAGACTTTGTTGGATAATGCCTTTATCACCCTTCTTTTTAAATGGATCTCCAAGTGAACAAAGACTAGTTCAAGACTTGGTGAACGAACACCTACAGTTGTTCGGACAGGATGTTTTGTATCTTCCTAGAAAAATTGTTAACAGAAATACTGTTATTAGGGAAATTACTGCGTCTAAGTTTGATGATAGTTTTAGATTAGAAGCATACCTTGTCAACGTTGATGGGTATGGAACTCCGTCAGATGTATTAACTAAGTTCGGTGTTAGAGCTCAAGATGAAGTTACTCTAGTGGTTTCTAAAGAAAGATATGATGATTTTATAACTCCATTTCTAAAGTTATATCCAGAAGAAGATAGATTAAATGCTCAAACTCCGAACGAGGGTGATTTAATCTACCTACCATTAGATAATACTTTGTTTGAAATTAAGTATATTGAAAGGAAAGTTCCTTACTACCAAGTAAATGACTTGTTTATGTATGAGTTTAGATGTGAAATCTTTGAACCCGAAGATGAGGTTATTGATTTGCCTGATGGACTTACAGATAAGGAAGGTGTAGAGGTTGATGATATTGTTGGTTCAACTAGTGGACAAGTAATAACCATACAAATGGAGAAAGATACATCTCAGAATGCTGTGGCATATGTATCTCTTGCATCTACATTTGCTGGTGTAAAGTCTGTTCAACGTGTTCCAATGTTTGATGGAGGTAATTATAGAGGAACTCCTAGTGTAGAAATATTCAAACCGAAAGGAGGAAATCAAGCAACTGGTACAGTTACTATTTCTGAAGGCGGCATAGACTCAGTATCATTAACTTCTGGTGGATCTAATTATCTAAGTGTGCCTTCTGTTAGTTTCACTCCTCCAAACAAAACCACATCATCTCAAATTAAATTTGGAAATAACTCCTTACATCATACTGCAATTACTGATGTAATTGGCGCTAACTTCAATTTTACCAGTAATGTGGATTCTAGAGATACTGGTAATGGTAGATTATCATTAAGTTTCTGGTTATATCCTACTAAGTTTGATCCAGCAGTCAATGGTGGAACAGTCATGTGGACTGATAGATTCAAGATATATTACAGAGAAACAGGTAATATAGTATTTGCTTCTGGTTCTGGATCTATTGAGAATACTACACAACTCAATCTAAATGCTTGGAACTTTATCAGAGTAGAACAATACAATACTGATGCAACTATATCTGTAAATGGAACTGTAAGTAACAGTCTTAATACTGCAAATCCAATCATGTTCTTTGCAGGCGATCTCCTCAAGTTAGGTGCTGATACTGCTGGTGCTGGATTTATTCCTAGTCAGACTGCATCGTGGGAAGGATTCATGGATCATATTACCATCAATCTAACTGGTGACAACTCCACAAGAACCGCCAGTGCAGAACTAGTTCCAACATCAGAAACTCAACAAGAGACTGATGTGCAGACAGGGACAAACGCATCATTTATCCGTAAGTTAGATAACGAACACCCAGTAGTAATTTGTACAACTAATGCAGCAAGGGAAGTATCTGGACTGTCTATCAATTATGAAGGTTGGGGGTATACCTCAGTTCCCATAATGACTATTGAATCACCAGTAAGAGGAACTCAAGCGACTGCTGTTGCAATTATGACAAGTAGAACTGGAGTTCCAAATCAATCTGTTGACAGAGTGTTGTTAATAAATCCAGGCTCAGGATATACCACACCGCCACAAGTTGTATTTACTGGTGGTTCACCTGTATCCACTGCGATTGCAACTGCTGTTATTTCAGAAGCAGTGTTAGGGCCTATAGGAATTACGACTGGTGGATTGGGATATTCATTCACTCCTACAGTTGGTATTACATCCGTGTACATACAACAGTCCAACGAAACTGAACCTCTATTGATGAACGCACAAGCAGAGGCTGTGGTGAGCACAGCTGGTACTGTGGTTCAAGTTAGATATAGTAATGCTGGTGCTGGTTATACCAATACTGCAGCTTCTGTTTCTATATCCTCTGTCACATCTAACTCCTTCGGTGAATTTACTAAAAATGAAATAGTCAAAGGTGTATCAACAGGTACTAGTGCATATGTTTCAAATTGGAATACAGCAGATAACATTCTTAAAGTTTCGATTCCTAGTGGAGATTTTGCAGTCGGAGAAGTTATTGTAGGTGCCGCGGCAAGTTATAGAGTCTTATCAGTAGACTCTGAATTTAATATTGCTTTTGCTGGGAACGATGAAATAGAGACAGAGGCAGACACCATTCTAGACTTCTCGGAAAGAAATCCTTTTGGGGAATTCTAAATAGTTTCATAAGGTGGTAATATTATGTTAACAAATCATTTCTATCATGAGATCATTCGTAAGACAATCGTGTCTTTCGGAACCTTGTTTAATAACATTGAGATCCAACACAAAGACGGTAGTGGCAAAACAGTAAGTGTCATTAAGGTTCCTATATCTTAT